TGGACATTCTGATTTGCCAGATCTATGATTATGTGGTATAATATAATAGATAAAAAGTCTTTTGGGGAGATAACATAAATGACACTACCACGCCGAAGACGGCCTGATGAAACAGTAGAAGAATATAATGCTGTTATGAAAGATCCAGAAACTGGTAAGTGGAACCTACCTCCTATGGGATCTTTCGGTCCATTTGGTTTTCCTAGACTTGAGCATCCTTATTATGCTGATAATCCTGAACGATTGGCTAAAGCTCAAGCTTCTCAAGAAAGAATAAGGAAACTTGCTCTTGCTGAAAAATCCGCCAGCGCCGGTCCTGGATGGTATAGCAATTTATTTCCAAATCGTAATCAAGATAGTGGTAGTGGTTTGCAAACTGTTTTTGGAAGTTCTGGACTTACGGAAGGAGAACGAACTAATCTAGATGCCCCTCAAACAGGTCTGTCTGCTGCACAAATTAATTTAAGGCCGGGTCTAAGAAATATCACAGGAAGACAAAATATTTCTAATTTAAGAACTAATAATCCAGCAGAAGTTGCTGGTCGTGGGAATCTTGTTAGTGATCCAGGTGGAAGTATGTATGGTACTGATTCTTCTTCTGCCATTGCTGATTATATGCTTCCTCAAGAAGATATGACTTCTACATTAAATTGGAGTACTGAATTACAAGAAAAGTATCCTTGGATAGGTAAAAATAGACCTCCCAGGCCATTCTCTTTAGAGGAACAAAATAGTATTGAAACTATGTTAGAACGATTTAAAGCCGATAAAGAAGCTAATGAACAAAGAGCCGCTTATGCAGAAGAACATGATGTTCCTTTTAAGGATTATATAGGACTTCCTAGTAATTTTCGTGCAGAAAACCCTAATCAAAATATTCCTGGTAATATCTATGCCAAGCATGGTGGCTCTGTGTTTAAAACAGCATATGATCAGGCTTCTAATATTATGTACAGAGCCGAAGGAGGTAAAGCCATGTCTGGTGGTTTATCAAATCTAAGAGAATCTATTGACATAAACGGACAGCCTCATAAGCTTGCCTATATCAATCCTGATGAAGCTTCATTACTCAAGGCTATGGGTGGTAGTGGTAGGAAAGTGAATGGTGTTCCTGCTTATTTTTGGGGTGGCATGGGTGAAGGTGATTGGGGTGAGGGAGATACTGCTTCGTCTGCTGGGAATACAGAAACTGCTGGTGGTAATGTTGGGTCTGATGCTGGCTGGGATACGGATTTTGATTATGGTGGTTATTATGCCGACCAAGCAGCGCAGGCTGCTTCACAAACTGCTGGTGGTGAGCCAGGGCATAAAGAAGGAATGGGTTATTCCGTGCCGTCTGGTCTTACAACTTACCTAACAACAGATGAAGAAAATAAAGGTTTAGTTGAGAATTGGGATCGCATGGGTACTTGGGTAGCGCAGAATACAAAGGATATGAATCAAGTGGTAGAAGCTTTTGGTAAAGATGTTGTACAAGAGCTAATAAATGCAGGAAAGCTTAGTCATCTGGGAGTAACAAAATCTAATGCGTTAGAAGAGCTTGGTTTAAACACTTTTGGTAAAGCTATGCGTGGGCCTCTAGAAGCCTGGAGTACAGGAAAAGCTTTATCAAGGGATGCTTATAATCCTGGTCTGATGACGGGAGCATCTCCTGAATCTTGGGATACCCTTGAAGGACGTTTTCGTAGTTATATAACTCAGACAAATCCAGGCACAAAAACAATATCAGATGTAGCTACACAGTTTGAAAATGATTTCGGTCTTGAGAAAGGACAAGCTCCCACAGAAGCATTTGGGTACAGTAGAGATTCTACTGCATCTATAGCGGCAGTGTCGGATGCTCTGGATGACGCTGGGCTGGCAGGTGCATTTCAAGGTTTAGGGATGTTCGCTTCTGCACTTACTAGTCCTATTTCTTTTATTAATTCAATAGGAAAAGAATACGGGACTTCAAAAGATGGAAAAGTAAACGAAACATCTCCTCTAGGTAATATAATAGATAGTGTAACAGACAAAATAGGTGTTAAGGATACAGTTGACAATATTAAAGACTCATCTTTATTCCAGGTAGCAAAGGCTGTAAATAATCCTGTAGGTGCGGTATTAGGCGCTCTTAACAAACCCAATACAGATTTTACTACTGTTCCAGATAACCCTTTAGAAGGATTAAAAAGTATAGATATACAAGAAGAAGAAGAAGAAGACCCTTATGCATCTTTAAGTGAGCAGGAGGGCATGGCTCATTCCTTACCCTCTAATCTTTCAGAAAAAGAAACAGAATCATTTAACTCATTCCTTAATAACACTGATCTTCAAGAACTTGGTTGGTACAAAATCCGTGAAAGAATTAAAAAGAAACCTATTGTATACGAAACCTTAACAGAAGAAGAAGAAGAAGAGAAGAAGTCTATAGCTGATATGGTAAATTTAGAAGGAAATTTAGTTGAAAGACTATCTCTGCAAAATCTAAGAGATCTCCTTCAAGGTATTTATGGACCGAATTATGAACCGTTTGGGGAAGAAGCATAAAATGGCAACTGAAAAAAATCCATATGATAGAATACCAGAAGAACTATCCAATGTAGTTCCTATGGTTTCAGAAACAGATCTGGATGCTACCTTTGAAGTAGACTCTGATGGTGGTTTGATTGTAGACTTTGCAGAACAGGAAGAAGTTTTGATGGAACCTTCAGAAGAGATTTCCGAATGGTATGGAGATCTGTGCGAAACTTTGGAGGAGCAAGATCTTTTTGATATTGCTATGGATGTAATTGAAAATTATCAGGCCGATAAAGATTCCAGAGGCGAGTGGGAATCCATGTTTGAAAGAGGATTTGATTTACTAGGACTCAAGCTTGAGCCTGGATCAGAACCTTTTGAAGGAGCTTGTACAGCAGTTCATCCTCTTCTCATAGAGTCGGCTGTTAAGTTTCAGTCCAAGGCATCTCAAGAATTGTTCCCCTCTGCCGGTCCTGTAAAAGCCAATATTCTTGGTAAGGTAACTCCTGAGAAAGAACTCCAGGCTAACCGTGTTCAGAACTTTATGAACTATCAGGTTACTGAGCAGATGCCGGAATACTTTGATGAGTTTGAAAGAATGCTGTTCCATCTCCCTCTAATAGGATCAGCCTTCAAGAAAGTTTACTATAACTCCACACTTAAAAGACCAATGTCGGAGTTTATTCCTATTGATCAGTTTTATATATCTTATTATGCAACGGATTTAAGAAATGCAGATAGATACACACATGTTATTTATCGTAGTCCCATTGAATTACAGAAAGATATTCAGGCGGGTGTTTATAAGGATGTGACACTTCCTGAACCAAATCAAGTAAATATTACTTCCTTCACCGAAAAGATGGATACGATTCTTGGTCTGTCTCCTTCTTCAGACAAAGATCCGCAATATGTTCTGCTGGAACAGCACTGTTATTTAGATATTGAAGGTAACGATCAGTCATTACCTTATATTGTTACAGTTGAAGAAAAGAGCAGAACTGTCCTGAGTATTCGTAGAAACTATGAACAAAATGATTCAAATATGGAAAAAAGAAGTCATTTTGTTCACTACAGGTTTGTTCCTGGTTTTGGTTTCTATGGGCTTGGCTTGATTCATTTCCTTGGTAATCTCACTATGAGTGCAACAGCAGCCATGCGATCTCTTATTGATGCTGGTCAGTTTGCTAATTTACCAGGAGGTTTCAAGGCCAAGGGGCTGAGAATGGTTGGTGACAACGAACCTATCTCCCCCGGTGAGTTCAAGGAGGTTGAGGCAACTGGTATGGATTTATCAAAGGCTATTATACCTCTCCCCTATAAAGAGCCTTCCTCTACTCTATACCAAATGCTCCAATTTGTAGCCGCTGCTGGTCAGCGGTTTGCAGACAGTACAGAGCAGGTTATCTCTGATGCTGCCTCCTATGGACCCGTAGGAACGACAATGGCTCTTCTGGAAGCCAGTAGTAAGTTCTTCACAGCAATTCACAAACGAGTACACAAGTCACAGAAAGATGAATTTAGAATCCTTGCCAAGATTAATTATGATTATCTTCCCAATGAATATCCCTATGATGTTCCTTTTGAAGATAGAAGTATATTCAAAAGTGATTTTGATGGACGCATAGATATTATTCCTGTATCTGATCCTAATATTCCCAGTAATGCTCACCGTATGATGATGGCTAATATGGCATTGCAGATGGCACAGCAATCTCCTCCAGGTATGTTTAATATGGAAGCCCTGAATAGGACAATCCTTCATGCAGCCAACATGCCTAACCTTGAAGAAATTCTTCCTCCCAAGGTAGAACCAAAACCGCTTGATCCGGTATCGGATATCATGGCGGCAACCAAGGGAGTTCCTATTGCGGCCTTTCCAGGCCAGAACCATGATGCTCATATCCAGGTAAAGATGGCTTATCTGCAAGATCCTGCCAATGGTGCCAATCCCGTCATGCAGAGAATACAGCCGATACTCCAGGCTAATATTCAAGAGCATTCGGTACTCAAGTACCAGGAACAGATGAATGGAATGACAGAACAGTTAATGTCACAGCTTCCACCGGAACAGGCGCAAAATCCTGCCAGTATAGAAATGATAATGGGACAGGCGGCTCAACAGGTTATGAATGCAAATCAGGCAATGGGCCAAGCGCAATCTCCAGAACAGCAGCTTGTAGCTCTAGAACAAGCCAAGGTGGAATTGCAAAAACAGAAGGTACAGTCTGATACTATGGTTCAGGCGGCAGAGATGGAACTGAAGAACAAGAAGCTTGAACTGGATGAGAACGAACAGATCATAGATATTCTAAAGGCTAATGCAACGGATAACTTCAAGCAGGAGAAGTCTGAGAAAGACAGAGAATCCAAGAAAGAACTTAAAACTATGGAGTTAAGAACAGATATTGAAATTGAAGAAAAGAAACTTGAAGTTGAACGTGAAAGACTTTTAAAAGACTTGATGGATAAAATACAGAAGAATGAAACTGATCTTGATACTAAAGGCTTGGATGCTCTTGTCAAGATGGCGATTGAACAATCTAAAAAGGAGACTACAAATGGCAGAAATGAAGAAGGGTAAAGGTTATCTTGACCATGTAAAGCCTTCTGGGAAATCTATTGGCGATCCATCCAAAAAGGATGCTGTAAGCCAGTGGGAAAGAACGGCTTCGCTAAATGAATGGAATGGTGGCAAGTGGGATTTTCCAAAACCCAAGAAAGGCAAATCTTAATTTATGGAAATTTGGGATGAAGTTATTATTGAGTTCAACAAGGAAATTGATAAATTAAGAATAATGCTGGGTAATGGTAATGCTGAAGATTACCCCCATTACCGGCAAACCGTAGGATCAATACAGGGTCTGGAATGGGCCAGAACAAATCTTACTGATATTATTAAAAAACGAACTTATGGAGATGATGAAGACTAATGCAACAAGTGGAAATGGGCAACGCTGTTAAAAATGATTTATGGATTTCTGATCCAGAAGAAACAAAAGATCCAGAAATACTTCCTGATATTCCAGGGTTTCATATTTTAGTAAGACCTCTATCCGTTAAGAGTAAAACAAAGGGTGGTATTTTTATTCCAGATTCAACCAGAGATGACATGGCTTATCTGACAACTGTTGGAAAAGTTTTAGCTCTTGGTGATCTGGCATACCTCGACAAAGATAGGTTCCCTGCCGGTGCTTGGTGTTCTGTGGGAGACTATGTATGTTATGGTAAACATGCAGGTACAAAACTATTTTATAAAGGTACAAGACTTATTTTACTTTTTGATGACCAGATTACTTTAAAGGTGGAAGATCCTAAAGATCTTGATCCTACATTTAATCTTGGACAGGGATCTAATTAAAAATATTTGGGAAATTAACATTTTTATGGTATAATATAATATACGTTAAATCGTTTGTTTCGTAAACAACGGAGGAAATAATGACTGAAAAAGAAGAGTGGAACGAAGTTGGAGTTCCGAATGAAGAGAAAGAAATTGAAATAGAAATTGAAGAAGAAGGGGTGAAGCAGGAAGCAGAACCTTCAAAAGAAAAGGAAGCGCCGGAACTAGAAGGTATTGAGACAAAGGGTGCTGAAAAAAGAATAAGACAACTTATTCGTCAAAGAAAAGAACGTGATGAACATATTTCTACTCTCATTCAAAAAAATGAAGAGTTATCTCATACTCTCAGAACAAAAGATAAAGAAGTATCAGATTTTAGTAAACTAACTTTGGATGCTTCTGAAAAACAATTGACTGATAAACTTGAGCTTGCCAGAACTGTATATATGGAAGCTTTTGAAGAAGGAGAAAAGGAAAAGCTGCTGAAAGCACAAGAGATGTTGAATGAAGCTCAGACTGATTTAAAGGCTGTTTCTTCTGCAAAACAGCAATATGAAGAAGTACCAGAGCCGGTTCAGCGCCAACAGCAAGCCCCTCCTAAACCAACAACTGATCCTATGGCAGAAGAATGGGCGGCTCGTAACAATTGGTTTGGACAGGATAATGTCAAGACTGCTGCTGCTCTGGCGATTGACGCCGAACTTAAAGGAGAAGGTTATGATCCGAATGATCAAGAATTTTATCAGGAAATTGATAACAGGCTTAAAAGGGCTTTTTCTAAAGATTTGGAAGAAAGCCAAGACCGTGTGCAGGAAAATACGTCAACACCTGCTCAAGTAGTATCTGGAGGATCACGTTTACCCCAGACCAGTTCTAGCAAAGTTAAGTTATCTAAAGAAGATGTTAGACTTGCACAGAAATGGAATATACCGCTTGAACAATATGCTGCCGAAAAGCTCAAAGTTAATGATGCTGACGGCAACTATACAAATATTATATAAACGTGGAGGAATAAATTATGACACGAAATGAAGAACGTAGTAACACCACAAGGGAAGCTGCATCAAGAGAAGTTGAAGAAGAGTACACCTTTGAGGAGCCAGATGCCCTCAGTATACCGGATTCGGTACAAGCAAAATTTGACAATGAAGAAATGTCTTTACGTTGGATACGCATATCTGTAAGAGGTGAGGACGACATCACTAATGTTGGTAAGAACCAGCAACAGGGATGGGTATTCGTAACTCCTGATGAAGTACCTGAAATGGCTGTTACATCCTTCGTAAGGGATGAAGGTCGTTACCTTGGAGCAGTCTGTCGTGGAGACTTGGCATTGGCTAAAAAGCCAACTGTAAAGGTAAGGGCTAGGCAAAAATTTTACGAGAATAAGGCGAATGAACAGATGGATGCAGTAAATGCACAACTCATGAAAAATTCTGATTCTCGTATGCCAATTACTAATACAAGTAAATCTGTAACAACAAGAGGTCGGCAACCCTCTTTTCAGGATTAGCCCCCTCTTATAATAAAGGAGTGTAAACTATGTCTACTACTAAAGCATTTCGTGGCTTTACTCCTGCTCGTAAAATTGGTGGTGGTTACAACAATGAAGCGGTAACTGATGTTATTGCTTTGTCGTCTACCGGCCTTGCAGGCTCACCCACCAATAATATTTTTACTGGTGATCCAGTAGTACTTCCTGGTGCTAACTTTGCAACGATATCTCCGTATATCGCTACAACGTTAAAACCTTCAGGAGTATTTATGGGTTGTCAATACGTTGAAAATGGTGAGCAGAAGTTCTCCCGTTGGTGGAACGGAAGTACTAGTGCTACGGATATTAAATTCTTTGTGATTACTGATCCTGATCAGACTTATCACATTCAATGTTCACTTACTATTTCGGCTGCTGAAATGTTAATCGTAAAGAACTACAATGTTACGGTTAGCTCTACAGCGTCTTCGGGAAATACCACAACGGGGCAGTCCAGTTATTACCTGGATGGTGCTTCCGGTCTTGAAAGTGTGTTACCTGTGCGTGGTGTTGGTCGGGCTAAATTCCCTGATGAGGGGGATGGCGATGCCTATCCGATTGTCGAAGTATATCTGAATACCCACCGTGACCGTTATGTAACGGCTACGGCATCAACGGCTTAATAGGAGAAAATAATCATGGCTATAAATAGAGCTAGTATTAGCAAAGAACTCCTTCCTGGCCTTAATGCGGTGTTTGGAATGGAGTATGGAGATGTCAACAATGAACTTGATCCTCTCTATGAAGTAGAAAACTCAGATCGTGCGTTTGAAGAAGAAGTACTTTTCACTGGTTTTGGGTCTGCCCCAACTAAAGGTGAAGGTGCTGCTGTTACTTATGACGATGCCCAGGAAAGCTATACGGCCCGTTATACGGCTGAAACTGTAGCTTTGGCCTTTGCGGTTACTGAAGAAGCAATGGAAGACAATCTTTATGATACGTTTGCCAAGCTTCGTGCAAAAGGTCTTGCCAGGGCAATGGCAAATACGAAACAGGTAAAAGCTGCGAATATCTTCAACAATGGTTTCTCTGATACCATTGGTGATGGTGTGGCTTTCTTCGCCAGCACACATCCAACTGTAGGTAATGGTAATCAGTCCAACTTAATTGCTGCGTCTGATATGTCGGAATCTACTCTTGAAACTGCTCTTACCAATGTTCAGAAGATCAAAGATGATCGTGGTATTCTGATTGGTGCGAGTGCTGTTTCCTTGCATATCCCAGTTGACTCATGGGCAATTGCAGATAGGATCTTGTCAAGTCCTGGTAACACCCAAGCTAGTGGTGGACAGGCTGCGAATCCTAATATTAATGCAATCAATGCTACTCGTCATCTAGGTATGCTGCCTGAAGGTTATCATATTAACCGTCGATTTACGGATACGACTTCTTGGTTTATCAAGACAGACGTACCCAATGGCACCAAAATGTTTGTGCGTACTCCGCTACAAACAAAGATGGAGCCTGATTTCGACACTGGTAATCTGCGCTTTAAAGCCCGTGAGCGGTATAGCTTCGGTGTTTCTGATTGGCGTGGTTTCTTTGGAAGCCAAGGCTCGTAAAGCTAACTGTGGGGAAGTAGTCTTAGGCTGCTTCCCTGCTACTTGTAAGGAGATACTATGAGTACAAATGTTAAGGTAGCACAAAATGTAAGTAGTGATGGGGCAATCATAACAGGTTTTCGTTATGTTGATACTAATACCAGTTTAGGAGATGAAGGGACAGGTTCTAGTCCTACTCCCTCAACAACAAGAATTCTTGCTATACATACCTATTCAACTCTTGCAGGTGAAATTGTTCTTTCAGGATCAAAGCAAATTACAAATAGATCAGCTAAAGGAACAGCTATTCGTTATCGTGTGGGAGCATTAGATTCTAATGATCAATATGTAGGCGATATGGGGGTAGGTGTTGTTGGTATTGTAAGTGTTGCAACTTCTGGAACAGGTACAATGGCTCCTACAATTACATTATATCTAGGCTAGTTATGCCTAACTATGCTTATCTAAAAACGGATTTAATCAATACAACAGAAAACGATTCAACTGAGTTTTCTACCCAAGTCTCTGCCTTTGTAAAGAAGACAGAGTTTCGTATGATTAAAGACCTAGATGATTTCGGCCTGGATGAATATACAAATATATCTGTATCATCCGGTAATGCCGGAACTGTGTCTTTAGGCGACAGGGTTCGTATTGTTCGCAATGTAAATTATATAGTAAGTACAGGAACAACCGTAACAAATCTATTACCCAGGACAGTAGAATATGTCAATGACTACTGGCCTGTTAGTGCGTCTACAGGTACGCCAAGGTACTATACCAGAAAAAATAATTCAAGTATAAAAATTGTGCCAACGCCGGTGTCGGCATTAACTGTGGAAATTCAATCACAATCCCAACCACTATACCTGTCTTCTGCCACATCTACCAGCATGACAACTCAGAACTATTTTAGTGATTATTGTTATAAGGCTCTTTTTTCAGGGTGTATGGTGGAAGCAACAATGTATATGAAAGATTGGGCTACTCTTCCAGTATGGGAGTCTACTTATCAGGAAGCAGTAGCTAAATTAAACAACCAAGCCAGGAGAACTAGACAGGATAATATGGCAGTTGCTGCCTCACCTGCCGGTGGTCCAGACACTATAGCACAAGGAGCAAGTTAATGACACCTATTGTAATGCTAGGAAAAGAAATTTTTCAACCTGCATCTAAAGAATTATTAAAGCAATTGAAAAAGTTGGGAGCAAAGGTTATTCCCAAAAAAGAGGTAACACCAGCAGTAAAGGCAAAAGCAAAAACTGTTACTAAAAAAAATATTGTAGGACTAGAATCAGATAAGTATCCAGAGATGATTCGTAAAATTCCTACAGGTAAGCGTGGTATTTCTAAAAAAGAGATGCAGAGGGCTGTTAAAGAAGAACCTATTAAAGGTAAAATGCCACCTGGATGGTATGCTAAACGTGGGTATGTAACAAAAGGACAAAGACGTAAAATGGGGGAAACAGATTTAGTTGGTGGTGGACATAAACAAAGACCTAAAGTTAGAAAAGATGGGGGACAAGTCGTGAAAAAAGATCAACAAGTAGCTGCTGCTTGGATGAAGGGACTTTCTCAAAAAGAAATTAAGCAAATTCTTGGCGCTCCTACGACTGATTCAAGTGGTGTTACACGACATAGTAAGAAGAAGACGAAAAAGCCTACTAAAGTTCGTAAGGCTAAAGTGGGAGGTAAAGTTGTTACCTATAGAATGACAGGTGGTCAGGTAGTAGATGCTGGTTATGATTAATCGAGCCAGTACAAGACAGCAGATTATGAAGAAACCTAAATTAGGTTCAGGTAAAAGATTTAAACAGCTTACTTCTAAATTAAAAAAGAAGGGGGCGAAACCCAAAAGCTCTTGGAGCCTGGATAGGTCGCAAGAAATATGGACCAAAGAAATTTGCTAAGTTATCAAGAAAAAGGAGAAGTTAGATGGGATTAGGGCCGCATACGTTATTGGAACGTCCAGCAAAGTTAAATAAAATATTAGGTAAACCTACCGGACAGGGGTATGGTGCTGCCAAAAAAGGACCAGAGGTTGTTGGTTCTCCACAGGATGTTGTTGTAGATGAAGACTACCAGCAAGGTAAGTCTTTTAAAGTGGAGGACTAGTTATGGCTGGTCCTTTAGCTAAATTTATTACACAGACTGTTAGAAAAGCTCTTATTAAAAGAGGTCCGCCTTCAAAGGGAGAGAAAGGAGCAATTACAAGAGCAGCTAATAAAGCTGATATGCCTGTTGCTGAATTTAAAGAAAAGGCTAAAGCTGAAATAAAGTTAGCGGATAAACCAACTCCTAAACCTTCTGGAGATCCAGGGAAAAAATTTCCTGGTGGTTCTAAATTACTTAAAGATAGGGGAGATCAGAAACATCTGACTCCAGCACAAAGAAAAGAATATAAAAAATTAGTAAAAGAACAGACACTTACTCTCAAAAAAGGAATAGAACCTTCTACGGAACCTCCTGGCGGAACGATAAAAGTATTAAAGCGTCCTGCTAAAGATATTTCTCCCAAAAGTTTGTCAAAATTAGAGAAAGAATGGAAAAGTTTATCTCTAAATAAAAAAATAGTTGAAAGAGGTAAAGGTAAAGATAGTAAATTTTGGTTAGTATTTAGACATTTAGGACCAGGAAGAATAAAAGGTTTAAAGTCTAGTACCAAACGGCGACCTAAAAGGATAAAAGCAGAAGCACCTGGATTTGTTGGAAAAGGTACTACACCTTATAAATCTAAACATCAAATGTCTCCAGGTCAAAAGGCTGCACAAGAACCTGGAGAAAAAATAAAACATAACTTAGAAGGCACTCCTCAATTAACAAGGAGACAAGTTGCTGAAGAGATGGGCTTGGGTGGTAGAGGAAAATTACCAACAGAAGAGGAATTAGAAGCAATGGGTGGTTTTCAAATAAAAAAGTCTGGTGGTACTGTTAAGCGTAATAAAGGTGGAGTAGTGCGAGGTGTGGGACAAGCTACTAAAGGTTTTGGTAATGCCACCTATTCTAAGAAAATGTATTAAAGGAAAAT